CCCGTGACAGAAAAAGACGAAGTCGAAATTGAGAAAATGAAGGTCGAGGCGGGACTAACAAGCAAGCGTGAAAGCATTAAAAAATTAAACCCTGAGAAAAACGAAGATCAAATTGACGCTCTTATCATGGAGATAAAACAAGATGAAACTGACTCTCAATCTTTCACGTTTAATCAAGAGTAACGAATCCTCTCCTGTCAAACAGAAGGCGCTCGGCAAAATTGCACGCGATTATGACACTGCGTTTGAATTCGGAAATAGAGTCATTGACGAAATTGTTAGGCGATCGAGAGAAAATAACACTGACAAGAACGACGTAAAATTTAAAGCGTATTCGAAGGGGTATAAAAAAAGTTTACAGTTTGAAGTCTATGAAAAAACCGGTGCCGTTACGATGGAGTTAACAGGTCAAATGCTGGCCTCAATGAGCGTGACTAATGTTACTGGTTCGCAGGTTACAGTGGGTTTTATTTCGGGCACACAAGAAGATAAAGCAAAGCGACACATCAAGGGCAGTGGTCGAATGCCAAAGCGTGACTTTTTTGGCTTAAGCGAAGCCAAGCAATATAATATCTTCAAAGCTATTGTGAAAGAGAAGAATGCCTAAAAAAATAAAAGACTTCAGAGTTAAGTTTAATTTAAATCTAGAAGACTCGTTTAATAAAGCATTTTTAAAGTCGGTCGGAAAAACTGCGGCTCAAGTTGTTTATAGACGTACAAAATCAGGAAAAGACAAGGATAGTTCAGCGCTAAAACCCTTGTCACTCGGTTATATTTCTTCGCGGAAACAATACACAGGAACAAAGGGAAAGTTTTTTTCTCCGGCTCGTTCTAACTTAACCCGTACTGGTCAGATGCTAGACGCTATTCTTGTGAAAATAGAGCGCAGCGTTATCACTCTTTCGGTCGACACTAGTCTGCGCGATGATGGCTTAACTAATTCAGAAGTCGCTCAATATGTTTCAAAATCTAGAGCTTTTTTCTCTTTAACAGATGACGAAATTCAAATTTTGATTAGAATGGTAGAAAAACAATTGAGAGCATTCGCTAGGCGAATGAACTTATAAGGGGATATTCTATGACTGTAAACGCTACCAGTGGAGCGGCACCTGATACCAGCGGATTAGGTGATAACGAAAAAACGTATTCTCAAGAATTTGTTGAAAAGCTTAAAAAAGAAAAAGAAAATTTTTCTAAGCGAGTACACGAGCTTGAAGCTGAGTCTAAAGCGAAGTCAGACGCAGATCTTACACAGCGAGAAGAGTATAAAACACTCTACGAGCAGACTAAGGCAGCGAAAGAAAAGCTGGAGACAGATTTAAACGGTTTCAAAGAGCAAACAAAATCTCAAAGAATTGACGCAGAAATTGAAAAAGAGTTTTTTAAACTCGGGTTAAAACCTGAATTTAAAGACGCAGCTTTAAAGCTTGTAGAGAAAAAAACCGTTAACTTAGACCCTGAAACAGGAATGATTTTAGGTGTTAAAGAATCGGTTGAATCTTTTATAAAGCAATTTCAGTCTGCTGGCTTTTTTAAGCAAACTGCTTTTACTGGCAATCATAGCGCACCGAGAAATTCAGATAAAAAAGATTATGATTTATCGAAAATGAGTCAAGCACAGAAGCTTGAAGCATTGAGATCGATGCATAAAAAATAAAAAATAAGCCATAGGAGGGCTTTAACAATGGACCAAATCACAACAAAATTAGATATCGATGAAGTTAGTATGGAAATTATTTCTTCAATCGTTCAAAGCGAATTGATTCAAGCTTCTGTGCTTGCGTCTACAATTGAAGACTTCACTTCACTTGTATTAGCTGGCTCTGACTCTCTTAAACTTCCAAGAACTGGAAGTTTTGCAGTAGAGAAGAAGCAATCAGGACAAAAAGCAATGGCTCAAAAACTTCTTCTTGCTACAGATAAACTAGATTTATCCGAGCACGCTGTGGTTCAAGCTTTGATTGAAGACATTGCAAACATTCAATCGAATGTCCCTCTTGTCACTGAATACTTGAAGCGTATGGCTTCGGCACATGCTCTTCAGTTAGACAAAGACATCTACGCGCAATTGAAATTAACTTCTTCTTCTGGTCCTGATAATCGCATTGCATTCGCTGCTGGTGGAGCACCTACCAAGGCTGACTTCATCGGAGCGCGCAAGCTCATGAAGAAAAACAATGTGCCTCAAGATGGCGGCTGGTACTGTGCAATCAATCCGGATATGGAAGCTGTGATTATCGGACTAGCCGATTTTGTTGATGCAGATAAATGGATGTCAGGCGCTGAGCTTGTGAAGTCAAACGGCGTGCTTGGACGCGCATACGGTTTCAACATTGTAGTGTCTAATGTTGTTTCCGACGACTATATGGTTATGTACCATCGCTCACATGTGGGTATGGCATTTCAACGTCAACCGAATCTACAAGAGCAATACGAGCTTGAGAATTTGGCGCTCAGAGTTTCACTCGATCAACTCTACGGCGTTAAAGTTCTCGATTCTGGAAAGCGCGGAGTTCTAGTAGGCTCAGCAAGCTAATAAACCAAAACTAAGGCGGGAACTCATGGACGAGGTCCCTCTTTTTTTCAAACAAAAAAAATAAAAAGGAAATTTAAAAAATGTTAAAAAGATCAGAAAGAATCATTAAAGAATTTGTCTACGATTTTTCAAAAGACGCTGGCACAATTGGAACACAAAGCTTGAAAGCGGTTGGACCAAACGGCAATACCTTCGATGAGGGCTTGCTTATTGTGGACCTATTTGTAGTCGTCGAGGCTGCGGTTACTTCAGCTGGAACGCCTACAGTAACAATCGGAAACACTTCTAGTTCAACCGGTTATATGGCAGACATTTTCTCGAAAGTAGGCGCTATCAATTCAACCGTTCGGTCGGGAGAAGTAGATGGCTCATTCATTTGGGACACTACTAATGATTCAGCTAAAGCGTATCGAATCGGCTCAGCGGCTAACGTTCAAGACTTGACTCTGTCAATCGGAACTGCAGCCTTAACAGCTGGAAGACTTCGCTTCATTATTGAAGGTGTACTACCCGGCTCTACTCCACGCGCATAATGTATAAAAAAAATAAAGCGTACTCCTTTAAATGGGGTACGCTTTATTTATGAGCATTCGACTAGTACCTAAATTTTTAAAGGCTAAAAACGAGCGCGAGGCAACGCTTAAAATGTTCGCGTATCAGGTAAAAAATCAAAGGCAGTGTAACGTTATTTCTATTTATGAATCAAAATCAGGCGGTGTTACTGTTTGGTTTTATGACGAAATAAAAAATGAGGAGTTCTTAATAGATGCCGCCACTAAGCCCATCCCTCGGCGATAGGGAATTCAGCAAGTTTGGATTTGACCCTATAGAGGGGAGCTATGTTCATGTTCGTGTGATGGACCTGTCAGGCGGTGGTGGCATTGGTGGTCTTGGCGGTGCAGGGTTCGGAACAGGTACTGCGGGCGGCAATGGTTCTTCTGGCTCTGTGGGCGTTATTTGTCGGTACGATGCAAAACTAAGAACATGGTTTAACGTCTAATGATTTTAGAAGTAGGGGATGTTCTTTTTTTAAAGAAAAAAGCATACCTGTATTTAGGCGATACAATTTTGATTGAGCCTGATCTTTGTGCTTTGGTTATGAGGCCGATAGACTTGTCTGAAAAAGAAAAAGAAGCGATCATGCACGGTGCTTTAGAGTCTTATAAGCTGAAGGGCAGCAGGGTTGTTTTTGGTTACCGAAACGTAACAAGATATTTATTAGGTAGACTGAATAGCAACGCGACAACTAAGGCTATTTTTAATTTATGCATTTCGTCTCTTCAGTTTAAGGCTTATGATTATAAGAAAGAGGAAGTATGCTTTCACAGTGGATAAGACTTTTTTACTATAACGGCACCACACTCAGCGACAAGAGTCTTGACTCCTCGCTTGAAACTGGCTTTTTATGTCCATTTATTTCGGGGCATTTTCTTTACATTGCACAGTCTTTTCCTTTCAATAATTTTTCTGTTGAGATGAATGATTTTAATTTAAATTCTGGCAAAATAAAAATAGAATACTGGAGCAATAACTCTTGGCGCGAAGCCGTAGACGTATTAGACGCTAGTTATGCGCTTACTAAAAATGGGACAATTCAATTTAATATTGATGATGACTTTTCGTGGTCTAGAGTTAATGATTCGAAAGACGAGAACGGTTTTGTTCCGCTCGATTCAATTCGTTTATATGATAGTTATTTTGTCCGTATTTCTCTTAATTCTGCTGCGAGCATTCTCGCTTCGATTAAAAAAATCTCATATGAGTTCTGCACAGATAAAGCGCTTCGGTCAATCGACCCTGAAATAAACGCATACTTGCCAGCTTGGGGCGGCGTTACTAAATTAAACTGGAAAGAGCAGATCAGGCTCGGGAGTGAAACCGTTATTTTCAATCTGAAGGCGCGTGCTCTCATTAAACACAGCGGTCAGATCATGAGACTAGACGACGTTTTTCTGGCTACCGCCTACGCAACTTTAATGCATATCTACGCCCCATTCGGAAAAGGATTCGAGGATAAAAAACAAAATGCCGCCGATAATTTTTTAAGATTTCTTGATTCAAAGTCTATGACTATTGACCAAAATAAAACTGCATCGATCGAACCTTTTGAATTGAATCAAAACATTGGGCGGGGTGTGCGATGACGCGAATCACGACAATTTACGACGCTCTTCACGCGCATTGTGTGACTACCTTTCCCAACCATACGGAACTAGTTAATCCTTATTTTCCGGAGTTAAACGACGATATCACTTTTTCGTCTGCATGGGGTTTGACTATTTTGCCCATGGAAAATGGACTAGAGTACCTTGATTGTTACACGAGCCTAGTACGCACATTCAATTTATCTCTGACTAAGAAAATATACAGTGGGCCTATTCGTTCCGGTGCCTCTATTCAGCACAGAAAGCTAAAAGAGAAGGAGCTTCTAGAGGAGCAATTTTTATTTATTAAATCTATTGAATCTAATGTTACTCTTGACGGTAACAGTGAGATCAATAAAATTCTAATTCAGTCTGATTCTGGTCTAGAATTTTTAAGAAGTGAGAGAGTAGACTTGATTTTAATCAACACTATTTTTTCAGTACAATATTTTGAAAAAAATGACTAAAGGGAGATTTTGAAGATGGCGATTAAATCTAGAAATTCAGTAGGCGCGGTTATTGTAGAATCAGTTTCGGGCGTGGCAAGCTTTCCAAGTGCTGCCACTGATTATATCCCGCTTCAGGATGGCGAGTTTGAACTTAGTCCTTCCTTTAACGAGCTTGAAAATGCTGAGTTACGCGCATCGATCGGTAAAGCAAAGCCTGTTTTGGGATTAGAAGAGCCATCCGGAACGATCTCACAATATTTAAAGCATTCTGGAATTGAGGGGCAAGAACCTCAACTTGGCCGCTTGATTCAGTCTGCGTTTGGCTCTAAAGAAGTGAATGCTACACAACACGTTACTGTTGCTGCATCGACGGTTTCAGTCATTAAAGTAGGCGTGGGCATTGGCGCTAACTTCACAGTGGGCGAGAGTCTTTTAATTAAGGACCCTGTTAACGGTTTTTCTATCCGTACTATCAAGTCTATTTCTGGTGATAATTTAACTTTGAATTTTAACTTGGCATTTGCACCCGGTGCTTCTGTGGGGCTAGGTAAAGCTGTAAAATATTTGGTCTCTAATTCCGGTCATCCGACATTGTCAGTTTGGTTGTATCGCGGAAACGACGGCGCAGTGGAAATGCTAGCTGGTTCACAAGTGTCGGCTATGAATATGGAAGTTTCGGCTGGTGAGTTCGTTAGTTGTAGTTTCGATTTTGATGGAACTAAATATCATTTTGACCCGATCAGAACCTTATCGGCTGACACTAAACTAGACTTTACAGATTCAGTGCCAACAACTTATGCGGCAACAGTGCAGGCGAAAACCTGGCGCGACCCGTATGAGCTTGCTTCTGCTTTACAAGCTTCAATGAATTCTCTCGGAAGTTTAGATATTTTTTCGGTGAATTATAATTCAATCGATGGAAAATTTTCTATTTCTTCTAATGGTTCTGCTTTTCAATTGCTCTGGAATACGGGCGTAAACACGGCTAACACTATCGGCGACAAGCTTGGGTTTTTAACAGCTGCAAACGACACTGGCGCTTCAGTTTACCCGGCTGACAACGCTCAAACATGGAATGCACCACAGACTCCAAGCTATGATTCAGCCGAGCCGCTTGCAGCTAAAAACATGGAAGTACTTTTAGGTAGTCCCTCTGACTTGAGTTGTATTGGAATTAGCGAATTTACCTTTGCTTTAGAGAATACACTTCAAACGGTAACCGATATTTGTGCCGAGAGCGGAGTCGAAG